AGGGTGAAAGAGAAGGATATGATTCTTGTGCCTTATAAGTAAACTTCTTATACAGATCAAGATAATCAAGTTGAGTCACTCCACCAACATCAAATGTGGTTTGAGTTCTGCCCTTAATAGTAACTTCATTCTCTGTGACAAGTCCCCATGGCGAGAATCTCTTCATCAACTTCTCACCCAATACACGATTGAGTCGCTTGCAGATATATGGAATATCATAGAACTGAATGTTCCAACCAGTAATTACATCTGGCACATCGACCATCCAGTAATTAATAAAGTGACTTAACAACTCTTGTTCTGTAGGACAATGATGGTAAGTTACATTGTCCTGTTTATTATGAAAAGGTTTTACTCCCCAAGTAGTAATCTTTTTAGTGTTATAGTCCTGAATTGTAATAGCAAGAATTTCCTCAACACAAGATTCAACATCAGGGAATCCATTCTCTGAGGCAGTCTCAATATCAATTGTAATTAGTTTTATCTTACTAATATCAAACTTAATTTCATCCTGAGGATATTTCTCAGAAATGTATTGGTAGATATATCTATCATTTCCATAGATACCAAATCCTTCTACCTCATCATACTTCTTGTAGAACTCGCGGCAATCGCGAACACTACCAGGATGAATTTCTTCTACAGTCTCTCCACTTAATGTTCTATACTTAGTATCTTTCTTACTCTTCACATATAGAGTAGGGAAAAACTCATCCCTGTGCTCATACCTTCTTCCGTTCTCAACTCCACGAACGAGGAATTGATTACCAATTAATTGAACATTAGTGTAGAAATGCATTACTTGGTCAAGTCCTCGTATTTTTCAATTAGTGTTGGAGTTGGATCTACAAGAGTTAAAATTTTGTCAGAACTGATCATAAATTCATCAACTCTTGTGACATCCATCATCCATGATTCTAACATGCCACCTTCCACTACAACAAAAGGTTTGGTCAGTTTGCAATCTGGTTCTCCAGGAACAGATGCAGCAACTTCATCAATCTGACTGATCAGAACCTGATTGTTCTCCAGTAGAATCGCTTTGATTGTCTTTTCCATATTTTACAATGTCCTCAACATACATTTCTTTTAGTTTAATAGTGGGTTCGACCATAGTCACAACCCAGTCGGATGGAATAGGAATAGTCTCTTCTGCAGAAAGGGGAATCCAAGGGAACAGAGAGACTTCAAATCCAGCCTTACGTGCTCTACCCTCACTCTCATCTTCGAAAGTATTTGGATCACGCATCTTAATAATACAAGGACGATTAAGATAGTATCCAACAACTCTACGAGAATCATCTTCCCCGTATGCCATCTCACTGACATCAGCGATCATGTCTTCTCCAGACTTTAGGAGCAGTAATTTAATTGCCATAATTCAAAATTTCCTATACATATTCTACCAAGAAAAAAGAGGGGCGTCAACTGGATTTTGCCAGTTGCCCCTCAGCGACGACGATATTCAGTTTTATTTAGTTGATCTTTCCAATAACCCAAGACCTCATACCAAATGGAGTATCGGTAATCAAAGTTTGAGTATGCGCTACTACCTCTGGTGGGACAACTAAACAGAATCCAATGCCCATATTAAATACATTTCTCATCTCATCATCAGAGATATTACCTACATTCTGAATAATCTCAAACATATCTGGGACATCCCAAGCATCATAATCAACATCAACAGTCAGACCCTTTGGAAGGCACCTAGGAAGGTTCTCAGGCAGTCCTCCGCCCGTGATATGTGCCATGCCTAGGATAGGAACTTCGTCCAACAAGTGCTGAATTAGACGGGCATAGATGGTGGTTGGTCTTAGCAACTCAGGCATATACTTATATGAAATAAAATCTCTAGACAACATATCATTGATAAGAGTATATCCATTACTATGGAATCCACTACTCTCAATACCAATGACTACATCACCTGCTCTGATGTTACTCCCATCAACAATATCATTCTTCTCTACAATACCAGTGCAGAAACCAGCAACATCATAATCATTTTGCCTATAATGCTCTGCAGTTTCTCCGCCTATCAATTCAATTCCAGCCATAGCACAACCGGTATTGACTCCATACACAATATCACTCACATTACTATCAAGTGATTTAGCAGAGATATAGTCTAAAAAATATAATGGTTTAGCACCAGAACATATAACGTCATTGACGCACATCGCCACAAGATCCTGCCCAATAGTATTGTAATTATCGGCAATCCTACAGATATTCATTTTAGTTCCGACACCATCAGCACCAGATACTAATACAGGTTTCTCATATCCTGATGGGACCTCCATCATTCCACTGAAACCACCAATCTTAGGTGCCAATACTTTTAGATACTCTACGAAAGATCGACCTTTAATAATGTCAACTCCAGCAGTTTTATAGTCCATTAATGAATTTCTCCTTTAGCAATTTGTTCACGACGTTTTAGTTTCCATACTATGTAATCCATCGTGGGAATACACATAGGATTCCAACCAACAAATGTTGTGGATTCCTTACTTGGGATCTTCCAACAGGGAGCATCATCATTTTCAAGATCCAATGATTTACGATACTCATCCTCACCAAGTAAAACAACTGCTCTCTCAGCAGCATTCAAACTCTTGAAGCAATCGAAAGCATTCTTTCTAATCTCATCAGGGATGCGATGCTTCATTGAATAGCAAGTGGTTGAAGTCGGTCAAGGATCTCACGATAGGCAGGAACGATATCACCTTCGTCATTCCTGAATAGATCCTTATCAAATCTTTCGTCACTGCCAATCTTCCATAGTCTCATACTATCAGGACTGATCTCATCGGCAAGTAGCAACTCACCATGTGCAGTGTATCCATACTCAACTTTAAAGTCAACCAGATCAATACCCATGATGTAGAACATTTGACGAAGAAAATCATTGATCCGTAAAGTCATCTCAATGAAAGGTTCTGGATCATATCCCATCAAACGCACACGGTCTGGTGTCAGTAAAGGATCATGCTTGCTGTCATCCTTCAAGAAGAACTCAACAATCGGTTGTGGTAGTGGAGCACCCTCTACCAAAGTTGTTTCACGAACAATAGATCCAGCAGCACGATTCCTACAAATAACTTCTAGAGGAACAATATTAACCTTCTTACAGATCATCTTGTTAGCACCAACCATATTAATATAATGAGTTGGGATAAGTTCTTTAGAAAGTTTCTCAAAAATAATAGATGAAATACTACAGCAAAGAGATCCTTTTCCTAAAGGATGATCTTCCTTCTCTCCATTCCCTGCAGTCACTTTATCATGATACTCAATGATGACACGATCAGCATCGTCACCTTGATACACAGTTTTTACCTTTCCTTCGGTAATTACTTCCATAAAAAAAGAGGGTGTTTTATCACCCTCTAGTATAACATAGATGTCAATTAAAACCAAACTTTTTTTTGATGATGTTCTGGTACAATTCTACCAAGAACAATAGTTAGTAACCCATCCTCAAATTCAACTGATCTAACTTCCGTATCCTCTGCCAGTGTCCAAGTTCTGGTGAAAGATCGTTGAGCCATTCCTCTGTGGACATAAGTGGTTTCCGATTCTGTATCCTCCCTTTGCCCTTCGACAAAGAGTTTTCCGTCTTGTGTGTAGACATTTACTTCTTTCTTTTTAAATCCTGCTAGTGCTAGTTCTAGTCTCGATTCTACGTTGCTGACCGTGACTAGATTAAATGGTGGATAATTCTTTGTTGTTTCATGAAGGGCGAACAACCTATCGAAATATTCATCCATTCCAATACTATTCCTATTTATGCGTTCCATCAACGCAGGCATATCTGCAGCAGAATACCGTGCAAGGTTTCCCATGATTCGTAGCTCCTTTAAAAGCGAGTTTGTGTTTTGTGGACCCCGAAGGCATCCATACTTATTTATAACACAAAAAATAAAAAAACGGGGTAGTGAACCCCGTAAATTTTTATTCGGTTTTAATCATCAAAGAATGGAATCAAAGTGCCGTCACCCATTTTGTCTACGGAATAATACACCGGTTTTCCGCAGTGTGGACACAAAAGTTCCTCTCTACCAATATAACCTTTAGTATAAGAGTATGATTCCAGTTCTGGTTTTACTCCAGTATAGTCGTACAACCATTCATACCCAACTTCAATTGAATTGCAATACTTTTCTCTAAAAATATCTACAGAATCATACCACACATCTTCTTTCGTTTTAGATCCTTTAGGAGTAAATCCTCTTGGATACCAAACGTCCAATTTATTTGCAAGTTTAATCGCATCTACAGCAGTTTCAATATTACCATCAAGTTGTTTATCAGGAATAAAATTACGCAAATCGTTAATATATTTTCCTGCGATGTTTCCATATCCCCAATTACAACGCACGCCTCTTCCCAAAACCTGACATGGGATATGTTCCCTAGACCAAATAGCATCTCTAACAGCAGCAATAAAAACTGCTCCAATATTATAGACATTAATTCCAGATCCACCACGCATCACACAAATTAAATGTCTGAGTGGATCATTACTATCATTTAAACGATTGCATACATCATCCCATGACAGTTTCTTGTCAACCACTTCTCCATTTAAATTCCAAATTCTATTGCCACCACTACCAGATTCCTGAAGAGTAGCAATCATAGGAGAGTTATAATCATATCCTCTCTTTTGAAGATGATTGCCAACAATTTGAACCATTCCAATATCATGTTGAACTGGATCTCTTTTACCAGACCCACCAAATGGTCCCTGATGAAT